GGCTGGATGTCCGTGTCCGCACCGCTGATCGGGGTGGCGCTCCCCCCGCCGCCGGTGCCCAGGTTGGCAGGCAGCTGCTCCAGGGGGACGCGGCCGGAGCCGTCCAGGCTCGGATACCCGTTGGGCAGGCCGCGCTGGTTGATGGGCTGGAAGAAGATGCCCGGCGCGGTGGCCTCGGCCAGCCGGGGCGCGGTGGCCAGGTCGATCGGACCGCCGTCGTACGGTACCGCGATGAAGTAGGTGACCGTGGACAGCCCGGACAGGGTCTCGGTGACCTCGTAGGTGCCGCCGCCGACCGGGAGGGTGTCCGGGTCATTGGTGGCCTGCACGCTCAGGGCTATCTTGCCCTGGGAGTCCAGCGTGGCCGTGTACGGCCGCCGGTCGGCGATCTCCCCGTTGTTGGAGAGCACGCCGACGAGCTGCAGCCGAACCGTTCCGCTGCGGGGGTTCCCGGAGCCGTCGAGGTAGGTCCGCGTGATCGGGACCATCGTGAACGTCATGCCTGCAGCTCCTTGTTGATGTCGTCCTCCTGGAGGTGGCGGCGCATGCCGAGGTGACGCGGCCCCTGGTAGAGGCCGACGGCCTGCTTGCGCTGGATCGCCTCGGGCACGTCGCCGTCCTTCTGGGCGACCGGCACCTTGACCTTGGGCCGGTGGGCGTTGGCCAACGCCTTCATCCGCTCGTGGTTCTGGAACAGGCCCGTGGCGTCCTCCAGGCCCGGCCGGGCCGCGTACGCGGACTGCTTGGGCATGTCGCCGCGCGCCTCGTCGGACTCGTCGGGGCGCTGCTCGCCCTCGCCCTGACCGGCGTCGACCGGCTCGGCCTGGCCGGTGGGGTCGACCACGCCGCCGTCCGGCGGCATGCCGGTCAGGTCCTGCATGGTCGGCGCGAGTGTGGGCTGCGTGGTGACCGGGTCCATGCCGAGGATCGGGATGCGCGAGGGCGCCGTCGGCATCTGGTTGGGGTCCTGGTCCTCGGGCAGCGCGCGCGGCTCGAAGTCGGAGCGCAGGTCCTGCGGGATCGGCAGGCCCTTGTCCTTGAGGGCGACGTAGATGGCCCGGCGGGTCTCCTGCTCGGCGACCGCCATCTCCACGGCCTCGTCGCGCGACTTCTCGATCTCCTCGTCGAAGTCGATGTTGACGTTGTGCAGGCGGGTCTTGACCGAGATCGGGACACCGGCCTCGCGCAGGGCCTCGAAGAACTCGTTCTGCGCGGCCTCGTCCTGCAGCGACATCGTCTTGAACTGCAGGTCGGGGATGAGGAGCTTGGGCTGCTCGACGATCCGGCCCTCGCCGGTCTCCTCGTCGATCTCGTAGATCTCCTCCATCTTCACGTACCGCTTGCCGTTGCGCTCCTCGTAGTCGAAGTGCTCCTGGGCTTCGGCGACGACGAGGGCGCGCTGGCGGTAGTGCGCGGCGATGAGGTTCTGGTAGCTGGTCAGCATCTGCGTGACCAGGTCGCGGTTGAGGGCGTCGGCCGCGTACGTCTCACCCGAGGACGCACCGGCGAGCATCGTCTTGGACAGGCCGAAGGTCTGCAGGACCCGGCCCTCGATCCGCTCGAAGTCGCCGGACAGGTCGGGGATGTCCTCCTTGCCCAGCACCGACTCCATCTGGACCGCGAAGTGGGTCATGATGATCCTGAAGTCGCCCGCGAGGGCCGCGTCCACGGCCTCCTCGAAGTCGGCGAGGTCATCGAGGGTCGGAATCCACGGCACGTTCGTGCCCAGGTCGCTGGCGGAGGCGCCGAGCTTGGCGTGGATGAGCGGCGTGTAGAGCCGGTCGGCGATGGAGTCGACGGCCGCGTTGAGCATCTCTTCCTGCATCAGCGACCGCATCGCGCGGTAGAGCAGGGGGATGCCCCGGGGGTTGAAGTTGTCGGCCTCGAACTTCAGCTGCCGCAGCAGGATGTTCGACACCGGCATCAGCGCGTTGTCGTCGGCGTAGTACGTCAGCTCCGGGTACGCCGTGATGAGCTTCTCGTACTCCCAGGCGGGCTGCCGGGTCCGGATCAGCTCCTTCATGTTCTGCGGGAGCCGGATCAGGAAGCGGGGCTCGCGCAGGAACGGGGACGGCTGCACCTCGACGTCGTCGGGGTTCAGCAGCTCCTCGGTGTCCCACACGCCGAGGTCCTCGTTGAAGGTGCCCAGCGGCCACGCCTCGCCGACCGTCCAGTACTCCCGGCCCAGCTTGGGCAGGAACTTCTGGTAGTCCAGGCCGTCCTCGGAGAGGAAGTGGTCGGTGTAGAACTCGGTGAGCCGCTCGTCCTTGCAGGTCATCTTCAGACCCAGCAGCGGGTACTTCGAGTAGATGTCGACGCAGGAGCCGACCAGCGGGTGCGAGATGTAAAGAAGTCGGCAGTACGCCCGCATCTTCTGCATCTGCGCGGGGTCGTCGAACTGGAACGGCAGGTTGTTCTGCCGCCAGTAGAACAGCGGGTCGCGCGGCCGCACGGTGGCGAAGTCCACCGATGGGTTGCCGGTGCCGCCGCCGGTGAACCCGGCCGCCGCCGTCTTCCGGCGCGCCACGCGCCGGTTGGCGCGCATCTCGGCCTCTTCCCCGCTCTCACCCGGCCGCGACGAGAACCGGCGGAACAGGCGGTCGATCCGCGACTGCTCGCCCTCGTAGTTCGGGCCGCTGGCGCCCCGCTGTGCCATGAATCCTCCTGTGGTGGCTCACCCCTTGGGGGTGGGCGAGCCGCCACAGACAGGGCGCTGCTGATCAGGAGGCCGGGGCCGTCTTCCGCCGGGTCTTCTTCACCGGCTCCGCCGAGGCGGGGGCGACGTAGCCGTACGCCTGCAGCTGTGTCGCGCGGGCGTCCTGGCCGTCAGGCAGGCTGATCCACTCACCCGGCTGGTACACGACGCCGTCCAGCTCCAGGGCCACCAGGGCCTTGAGGGGGATGCTCACTGCTGCCCTCCCAGGAGCCCGGCCAGGTAGTCGACGTACGCGGACCGCCCGAGCGTGCGGCCGCCTGCGCGGTAGGAGGACTCCTTCTTCCCGAACGGGTTCCCGCCGCCGGAGTCCTTGTCGTCCGAGCCGGAGTCGTCAGACCCACCACTGTCGGAGCCCGAGTCGCCCCCGTCGCTACCTCCGCCGAACGGAGGGCCTCCGCCGTCATCGCCGCTCTCGGGACCGCCCTCGGGGGCCCCGGCGCCCGGGGGCATCGCGTTCGGGTCGTTCGGGTCACCGCCAGGCGGCATCCCCGGCATGGTCGGGGGCGGCATCCCCGGGATCTGCACCGGCATCCCGTCGATCGACTGCGGGAACGCCGAGAACATCGGCTGCACCCGCACCAGGAACGACTGATTGCAGAACGAGCACTCCGTGTTGCCGTCCGAGCGGCCGATGACCTGCCCCGAGCCGCAGAACGGGCAGTGGCAGATGGTGATCCCATCCCCGGACTGGTGCGCCACCACCATGCGCAGCGTCATACCGCTCACCTCCACCCCCTACGGCTGGAGGAGCGCCCCCGGACAGCACGGCGCCCCCTCCCGTGGTGAAGACAGGAGAGGGCGCCGAGCTGGGCGCTACACATCGGCTTGTAGCCATATCACCGTATCAACTGATCGGTGTATCCGGCACGGGTGCGGGCCCCTTCCCGTCCCAGGGCGCGGCCATCCCGGCCGCGATCAGGTCGTCGTTCAGGTTGGCGCCGTCCGGCGAGGTGATGTCGGCCAGGTACCGGCCGTACTTGTCCTTCTCGTCCTTCTGCGTGGTGACGGTGAACACCGGCCCGTGCTTGGCCAGCCACGCCTGGACGAATGCGATGGCGGCCTTGCCCGCAGGCGTGAAGCGCTCGGCGGCGTTCAGGCCGAGCAGACGCACCCGCTGCTGGACGGATATCGAGAACCCGAGGTCGATCTGCAGGTCCAGAGTGTCGCCGTCCACGTCGTGCGTGACGGTGCCCTGGTAGGTGTACATCACTTCCCCCCGAAGAGGATGTGCGGGATGAACCAGGCCGTCAGCCCCAGCCAGGCAAGGACGAACGCGGCCTTGCCCGGCCGGGTGTTGGTGCGGAACCAGACCCGAATCCGCTCGGAGAGCGTGTCACCCAGCTTGCCGTTGAAGACGCAGCGCAGCTCCCAGGCCAGCGCGCCGCCGAGGATGGTGCCCCACGCGATGTTCGGGTCCACGTCCATGGCTGCTCCTAGTCGAACAGGGAGTAGTCGAGCGAGGCTCGGTGAGAGAAGGCGTGCTCGGCCGGGTCGGTCGGCAGCATCTGCTGGCCGCCGCCGTGGCCGTGCTCGGCGTGGGAGAAGGTGGCGGGCTCCGGGTGGTCCAGAGGCGCGTCGGTGACCTGGTGGCGGGGGCCGTGGGAGAACCCGCCCGCAGGCGTGGACGGCGGGGTCGGCTTCACCGAGTCGCCGAGGCTGTCCAGGCGGCCCTCCATGTCGGCCGCCCGGCGGTCGTTCTCGCCCTGCAGGTAGTGGGAGACCTGCTCCGGGTGCTCGAACCTGTCCCGGCTCGACGTGTCGAACTTGTGGCGCATCTCGGCCTGGTCGGAGTCCAGGCGTCGCATGATCTCGTTGAACTCCCGGCGCCCCTGCTCGTCGTGGTGACGCTGGACGGCGTCGTCCACGTGGTCGGAGGCCGCGTTGTTGGTCGGGATCATGTAGGGGGCCCGCTCCTCGGCCGCCGGAGCCGAAGCCGGAGCCGGGGTGTGGGCCGGGGCCTGCTCGGGGTTGCCGTGCCACCAGTCCTTCAGCCGCTGGAAGAACCCGGCCACGGTCGGCTCCAGAGACGCGGTGGTCTCGCCGAGCTTGGTCTCCAGGTCGTCCAGCCGCTTGTGGACCGAGTCGAACATGCCCGG